ATCTGTCACGACCATCGGATCACAAGACATCCCGTCATACGACCTCACCGTTCGTGTGGCAACTTCAAGAAACCCATAACAGGAGAAAAATATGGCTACTACAACATTCCTCGGAAACGCAACTATCAACATCACCCCCACAGGGGGAACCGCATATGACGTAAGCGATAATTGCCGCTCATGTTCCGTGTCGGTCGGCTACGAGTATCTCGAGAGCACCGCCTTCGGGGATACAGGCCGACGTGCCGTCCAGGGGTTGCAAAGTGTCTCCGTGGAGATGGAATTGTTCCTCTCCTACGGCGTCGGCGAAATTGAGACACTCATGGCAGCAATTCAGACTGCTGGGAGCGCCATCATCGTCGTCTCGCCTTCAGGCACGACAGAGTCCGCCAGTAATCCAGAGTTCACGATTACGAACTGTACCCTCGAGACCAACCAGGCCATCATGTCAACCGTTGGCGAATTGGCTGTCGTTTCGCTGTCGTTCACTAACGGCACCTGGGTACGCGACGTCACCGCCCCCTAACCAATAATCAAACCTTTACCGTGCAAAGGAAACCATGAAACTATCCATAAGAGTTAACACAGGCGGAGACGACTACATCGTTGAAACCAACCTCTACCACATCATTCAATTAGAGCGAAAATACAAAGTTAAAGCGTCCGATCTAGCAAACGGGATCTCAATAGAGCAACTCGGGTTCCTAGCTCACGAAGCAGCTAAGACTGGAAACTTCGCTCCACCATTGCAACTGGACGACTTCCTCAAAAAACTTGTCACTCTGGATGTGTTGGAGAATGAAGCAGCAAACCCCACCGAAGGGGATCAGTAGCAAGAACGCTCGCCGAGTTACTTGTCGAGACTGGCTACTGGCCCCCAGACATAGACTTCACTTTGCAGGATCTCATGACTTGCGTAGATGTAATTAACACTCAAAGAAAGAGCAAATAATGACAGCAACAGCGCGAACCGAATTTGTCGGCGGTGCAGCTGCTATCAAAGCTCTCAAAAGCATTGACCCCGAATATCGCAAACAGTTCAACCGTGACGCCAAAAACATCGTCGCCCCACTACTCGCCGAGGCAAAAGGCGCTTACCCTTCAATGCCATTGTCGGGCATGAAGTACAAGTGGACAGACAAGCGCGGTCGGACTCTTCTACCTTGGACGGTGAGCAAGGTTCGCGCTGGCGTCAAGTTCAAAACTTCTACGCGCCGAAACAAGTCTGCTGTGCTTTATGTGACCCAGAGCGACCCAGCAGGCGCGATCTTTGAGGTCGCTGGCTTAGCGAACCCAGGCACAAACTTCAACAACAATCTCAGGAGCAAAAACTCTCGAGTCTTGTGGCCTACGGCAGAAAAACATCTCCCAGACGTCGAGCAAGGTCTGTCGGATCTTGTGCGCGACGTAATGAAGAAAGTTAACGAGGAGACGCGCTAATGGCTATCAACATCCCGATCATTACCGAGTACGTCGGCGCTGGCGTAGATAAAGCCATCAAAGAGTTCAAACAACTTGAGACCGTCGGCGAGAAGGCCCAGTTTGCTATCAAGAAAGCAGCCGTCCCAGCAGCAGCAGCTCTAGTCGCTGTCGGCGCTGCAGCCTTCGATGCTGTCAAAGGCGCAATGGAAGACGCAGCAGCTCAAGAACAACTCGCTCGCAACATCCGAGGCGTAACCAATGCCTCAGACTCAGCAATCAAAAAAAATGAGGACTTCATTTCCTCGCTGTCAATGGCGACCGCTACCGCCGACGACGAACTACGCCCAGCCTTGGCAAAACTTGTCGTCGGCACAGAGAACCTTGAGGAAGCCCAGAGCGGACTCCGCCTTGCTCAAGACATCGCTGCAGGCACAGGTAAAGACCTCGCCACAGTTTCCGACGCGCTCGCCAAGGCTTACGCAGGCAACGACAAAGGACTCAAAGCTCTCGACCCGCGAATGAAGACACTCCTCAAAGACGGGCTAGATGTCGAAGGCGCGATGAGCGTGCTGGCGGACACTTTCGGAGGCGACGCAGCTGCAGCTGCAGACACAGCAGAAGGACGTTTCAAAAGACTCTCCATCGGACTCGCCGAAACCAAAGAGTCAATCGGCGCAGCTCTACTCCCAGCGATCCAAGCCGTCCTGCCATTCATCGAGCGTCTAGGAACCTGGGCGCAAGAAAACACCACGACATTCCTTGTCGTCGGCGGAGCCATCGCAGGCATCGCCACAGCCATCATTGCGGTGAACTTTGCGATGAAAGCCTGGACTGCAGCCACTACCGCTTTCACAGCCGTCCAAGCAGCCTTCAACGCTGTCATGGCACTCAACCCGATCTTCTTGCTAGTAGTTGCGATAGTCGCTGTCGGCACAGCCCTAGTTATTCTTCAGGCCAAGTTCAACATTTTTGGCAAAGCATTTGAAGCAGTCGGCGATATTGCCAGCACAGTATTCAACGGCATCAAAGCAGGCTTCGCTGGCGTTGTTACAGCTGTCAGCGGATATGTCAACGGTCTTGTCGCTGTCTATAAAGGCTTATTCAACGGCATCGCCTCAGTCTGGAACAACACCGTCGGCAAACTTTCGTTCAAGATCCCCAGCTGGGTTCCAGGCATCGGCGGAGCAGGCTTTGATGTTCCCGATATCCCGATGCTTGCTAATGGTGGCATCGTTTCCTCTCCGACTCTTGCCATGATCGGCGAACGAGGCCCAGAAGCCGTCGTTCCACTCACAGGAAGCAACAGCCCAAGTCTCGGCAACAGCGTCACGATCAACGTCAATGGCGGAGACCCGAACGCAGTAGTCGCAGCTCTCCGTAGCTACATGAGGCAAAACGGCGCAATCCCAATCCGAACTACTAACCCATAATGCCTTTACAGACCTACACCGTTTCCTACTCGCTCGCATCTACCCCAGGCGTCATTGTTGACCTCTCGAATGTTGTGTCTTTCAATATGAAGCAGGGGCGCGAGAAACAGTTAGACGAATATTCGGCAGACACCGCTCAACTAACTCTCCGCTATCCGACAGGTTACGCTTCGCCGATCACCGCGCTAGTCCCAGGCAACATCATCCGCGTCAAGCATGATGGGTCTGGGGAATACATTTACGCTGGCTACATCTCAGGCGTGAGCGTGAGTTACGGCATCCCGTACTCTGGGGGCGTCGGGAATGCGGACTTTATTAACATCTCATGTGAGTCGTATTTTGCGCGTTTCGGGAGACTTGAAGGAAACAGCCAAGCAATTACTGGCGGACTATTTGCAACCGTCGCAGCCGACATTCTCACCTATAGCGGTCTCACTATCAACCCACAAGCCAACGCGCTCACACAAAGCGTCTCGGCGTCCACGGTGACAAACACCTACGGCGAATGGCTTTCTCAGTACATCCGAACGATTAACGGGCGGATGGCTCAAGCGGCAGCTGTGATTGTTTACGGCCCAGGCGACATTGTCGCCTCCTCCGCGTCGTTCTCCGACACAGCGAACAACGCCACGAACCAGGTTTATGACAACATTGAGTTCTCGGCTTTCGGCGATAACTATTACACGCAAGTCACGGTGACGCCGACGGTTCCAGCTGCACAAACGGTCTCGAGCGGTGCTGGGCCTTACCGCTCGCTCAAGTTCAACACTTTTTCCAGCAGCACTACGACGGCGCTCAATCTGGCGAACTTCATGCTCTCGCAGTACTCGACTACGGATGTGCAGATCTCTAGCATTTCGTGTCTTTCGGAGGCTCAGACAAGTTTCAAACTTAATAACATGGGCGTCCCGACGGCGCTTCTTATTGGGATGCAAGTGCCGATTAAGTTCCGTGGAACGACGTACTATGGGATCATTGAGGGTTTCACTATGACGGCAACGCCCGAGTCGTCGCGGTGGACGTATTACATTTCGGGCGCGTCGCTTAACTCGACACTTATTTTGGACGACACCGTTTTTGGCAAACTAGGAACAGGAAAATTGGGCTACTAATGGCTATAAAAACTTTTACTACTGGCGAAGTGTTGACCGCTTCAGACACAAACACGTACCTAGCGAACAGCGGGCTTGTTTACATTAAGCAGCAAACGGTCGGCACAGCCGTATCTAGCGTGACTGTAAGCAGCGCTTTTTCGGCAACTTATGATAATTACAAAATTATTTATAGCGGTGGCACGGCATCATCTTTAAATACTTTAGGTATGACAATCGGCGGTTCAAGCACGGGATATTATTCAATAGTTCATTATTCTACTTATGGCAGTCCTAATACCTTTATTGGTGAAGGTAATAACAACGCAGCAAGTTGGAGTTATGTTGGTTATGGCTCGGCTAACTACACAAGCGTCTCAATAGATTTGATTAACCCATTTGCAGCGCTTTTTACAACTTATGGTGCAGCAGGTTGGCCTGCTGTAACAGTCTCGGGCACATCGGCTGGCATACATCAAGTAGCAACTTCTTACACCAGTTTTGCAATTACCTCAGTATCAGGAACAATATCTGGTGGCACTATTTACGTTTACGGATACCGAAAGGCATAACGATGACAAGACCAAACATCCAAATTGACGACGAAGTACGCGAAATGACAGAAGAAGAATACGAGGCGCTACTGGCTAGTGGCTGGACTGAGGACGGCTCAAGTGATTTGGCGGGCTAGTTTTGTGGCGCTTTTGTTTGCGTCAATCCTCACCGCTTGTGGAGACCGTGAGCGCGTCAACTGCCCACAACTCACCAAAAACAAAGCGCTCCGATCCACCACCATCACAGTCGATACCGCCTCCGTCGGCTCGACCCGAGCGCTAGAGAACCGTTGCCCATGAAAATCCCACCACTACGCCCACGAATGAACAACGACGAAATCAAAGCGCGACTCATCCTCATCGTCGGCATCACGCTCTCCATCACGTTCTTCATTTCCACAGCAGCTCTGCTCTACGGACTCCTTTTTGTGACCCAGCCCCTCGAGGTCTCGGACAATGACAAAAGCGCCTGGAGCCTCCTTTCCCCGATGATGATGTTCCTCACAGGCTCGCTCGCTGGCGTACTCGCCTCTAACGGCCTGAAGAAC